GAAGAAGCTGGTGATGTATTGTTGATGATAGAATTAATGATAAAACGCGGTTTATTAAAACAAGAAGATTTAGATAGACGTAAAGAAATAAAACTTAAAAAACTAAAAAAATGGAGTAATCTAATATGAACATGGGATACGCTTGTATCAATATGCAGTTGAGTTATCCACAGAAGTATGGTGGTAAAGAGAAAGGTGTAGAACCTATCACTACAGGTCGTAGTATGATTAAGAGAACCTTTGAAACAAAAGGTTTGGATTATGCTAGTGAACTTACACTAAAAAATGTGAAAGACTTAAATGGTATTATCAGTTGGAACATCTTAAATGGTTATGACTTTTACCGTATGAGTAGTGGACTAGCACCTTGGAAAACCGAGTATGATTGGGATGACCTAAAAGATATTGATGAAATTAAAAGATGGTTTCATTCTGCTGGTACTATGGCTAAAACACATGGTGTTAGATTGACTTCACATCCAGGTCCTTACAATGTATTGGTATCACCAAAAGAAGAAGTGGTTGCGAATTGTATTAAGGACTTGACTATACACGGTGAGGAGTTTGATATGATGGGATTGAGTAGGACACCTTACAACAAAATTAACATTCACTTGGGTGGTGCTTACGGAGATAAAGAAGCTAGTATGAAACGCTTTGTCAAAAACTTTCCAAGACTACCTGAGAGTGTCAGTAGTAGATTGACCTTAGAAAATGATGACAAAGCTAGTATGTATTCTGTCAAAGATTTATATTATGGTATTTACAAGAAGATTGGTATTCCTATTGTATTTGACTACCATCACCACAAGTTCTGTACCGGTGGTATGTCAGAACAAGAAGCACTTGAGATGGCTTTATCTACTTGGGGTGACATTAAACCAGTAACTCACTATTCAGAGAGTAGAAGAGATGAACAGAAAGATGAAACTATCAGAGTTCAAGCCCATTCAGATTATGTATACGACAAGATAGAAATGTATGGTAACGACTTTGACATTATGGTTGAAGCTAAAGCTAAGGAGTTGGCTGTTGATAAGTATCTTGAATTACATGGTTGATAGAATACAAAAGTTAATATTTATTATATGGTACAAGCGACATCTTAAAAAAAGAATTGAGAAAAACAATTTTGGAAGGCGAGAAGAGTTTTAATGAATAAATGGAATGAAGTAGAAAAGAGAAAAAGAGTAGCAGACAAGTCTGATCTTCAATGGGTATATATTAAGATGTCCTTTTGGATTATCTGTTTTTTAACTTATTTTTACTTTTTATTTAAATGATTGACTTAGAAAAAATAATACAATACATAAAGAATAGCTTACCCTATCTGATACTGATAACAGGAGTGTTCTATATAGGTTATGCTATAGCTTGGTGTGTAAATACTTTTATGAAATATTTATTAAAGCTAATAGGTTTCAGACCAAATGTTATTAAGTATTCTGAACCCGAAGAAGATGAAGATGTACTTGGAATATAAATTAAACAACGGAGAATAAAAATGCTAAGGTTCTTAGAAGCAATAGATAAGTTAGTAGTATCAATATTAGGTGTCGCAGTAGTTGAGAAAAGAAAAGAAAGCGACAGAAGAAAAAAGAAACCAAGAAAAAGAAAACACGAAAAGAGAATTTCGTCAAGAAGAAAATAATGAAAAATTATATTATATTGATGGTGATGTTATTTAGTTGTAATACACCACCACAACCGGCAGTAGAAATTCCTGTTGTAGCTAAAAACTTTTTTACCTTAACCGACTACAAAGATGTAGTTCATGAGTATGATAAACCAATAGTAATAAAACATCTAAAAACTGATACTTTATATTGTAAGGTTCATCATAAATGGGAAGTTATCAGAGCTGTTTACATCATGGACAAAGGTGATTATGATTACTTTGTGGGAGTTCACCACAGAGATTAATATGAAAAACATAGATAAGGAGTTACAAAAAATGGGTGATAAGCAACACTACATTCACGATGATGTTATAAAAATAATAAATCAGTTAGATGAGGGATATGATAAAATATTAGAAACATTAAAGCGTATTGAAAAGAAGATGGAGAAAATAAATGCTGGATAGTTTATTAGCAGGCGTAATGTTATTTGGTTCATTTGCTATTAGAGATGCTAATGTGCAACCTAACCCAAATGATTATGAAGTTAGCATCGGTATTAGTCACGAGAACTATTATATCAATCGCCAATGGGAAAGAGAACTTGGTAGTAAGTATTTAGACGACCAAGTTTGGTTTAAGATAGACAAATTTTTATATATCAAACCAGAATACTTTAACAAACAAAGTGATAATGTTAAGTATGCTAAAGTAGATTGGAGAAAGGGTTGGAAAGACATTAGTTTTGGTTTCACAACTCGTTCAAAAACCGACAAGTTAAATGCTTATGAAACATTTATATCAGTTGGAACAAGCAAGAAAAAAACTTATTGGGATAAGGTAGATGTTGAAGTTTTCTTTGATGGTTACCTACCACCTGGTTCTGAATTTGAATTTGAAGATAAGTTTAAGGTTAGTTACAGACTCACAGAAAAACTTAGACTATATAATGTAGGTGAGGTTTCCAAGTTAAAGGGAGAGTCAAATTATAAAGCTAAGATAGGTTTAGAGTATACATTATAATATTTATAGGTAAGGAAGATGAAAATAGAAAAGTCAGCAATACAAAGTTTTACACCGTTAGATTGGAGTTGGACGACAACAACTTCATATGAAATAAATTACAAAATAGTTTACAAAACTGCTTGACTTGTAACGCTATTTAGTGTTAAATTTAGGAGTAAATGATGAGTGTATGGACAGACGAAAGAAAAGAAATTGCTACTTGGCTCTCTGGCTATTTAAATATGGTCAAGACTTGGGTAGATAAAATTTTAGATAATGAACATTACGATGTCGATAAAATTAAAATTATTGGTTTAATTGATGAGTGGATTGCTTGGTTAGAAGAAACTAAATTAAAGATAATGAAAATGAAAGATGTTGATCCCACCCAAATAAAAGAAAAGGAATAGTAAATGAAATGGTTATTTTTAGTTGTATTATTAGTATCTGGTTGCTCAGACTCTATATTTTTTCCTGAAGAAGATTGTCATTGTGAGTTTGAAATATCATCAACTTTACCATCAACCGATGGTATATATCAATTAGAATTTAACGCCTCCCTAGCACAAACCTACTCGGTTTTAGATGTATCTACTGAGTGTGGATGGGCAAATCATATTCAATGGGATTCAGATTATATGTATAACATAAACGGTTATCCGACAAGTTTAGTTAATCCAGGTTCAATGACAGATGAAGATGGTAACGCTAAAGTGGTTTTTGCGGTTTGGGAAGAATTTATAAACACTACTATAACTATTTACGGTGGCTACACGGATGACCACGGACATCATAAACTAGACTCAGTAAAGGTTCATGTTATAGATAATGAGTAGGAGATAATTATGAAATGGCTTTTAGTAGATAATAATGACAACATCAATTCTACTTGTGAAATACATTCGGGCTACGGAGAAAGTGGTGCTAAGATGTATTTTATGGGTAGGAAAAAATTAGAGAATGAAAAACAATTTGATAAGTTGTGGAAAGTGATGACAGAACAAACTTATTATGCTTATCAAAGAAAATCATCATCATCAACCAATCCAAATAGCGAGTGGTGGAAAGATGAGTATGTTAATCCTGACATAGACCGTCCATAAAGTATGACAATATGTCAATATAAATATTTTGGTATAGAAATTGTATTATATGTGTAGAGTATCGCCACAAAGTGGGATACCGTTAGTTCAAATGAATAACACAGGAGAAATACAATGACTAGATTAATAGTAAATCCACAACATCTCAACCGAGATGAATTTATAACACCTTTTGATAGGATATTTGATGAGCTGATGAGTAAGCAGTTCCCAACTTTTAAAGAAGAAGTTGGAGTATCTTTTAATCAAGGTTCATATCCAAAAGTGAATGTTTATGAATATGATGACAAAGTTGGTATCATAGCTGAGATTCCAGGATTGGATAAGAAAAATGTGTCAGTAGAAGTAGAAGAAAATGTGCTAACCATATCAGGCGACAAACACGGTTTGGAAGATGATGGTGGTAAGTGTATAACTAGAGAGTTAAAACACTCTTCATTTAAAAGGTCTTTTAATTTAGGTGACCATTTAGATGGTGAGGATGTTAGTGCTAATTTTAAGGATGGTATGTTATCCATATCAATCCCTAAGATTGAACCTACCAAACCCAAAAAACATTCAGTTAAGATTGGATGAAAAAAAATATCATCAATATAGATGGTAGTGGTTATATCGTTCTAGGAACGGTATCGGTTCAATCAGGTTACAATCCCGATCAATTAAAATCCATGTGGAGATTAGCCGATACCGTTCTAAAGAACGGCGAAGAGTTTTATGTATGTATGAAAATAATTGATGTAGAAACTTGTGCTATTTAATGCTTGACTTATATAGTTATATTAAAGTATATTAATAGTATGAATAAAAAACAAATACAATCAACATATAAAGAAAAAGGAGTCCGATATATGATGTGTCAATGTGGGAACTATATCTCAGTAGGTGATACTGCTATAGGTGTAACTTGTAGTAGGTGTACTAATAGAAATATAATGATGAAGTTTCCTGAACTACATGAGGAAAAAAAGAAAAGGGAAACATCAGGTCGTCCATCCGGATGGCATTTTATGAATGAGTTCGTAGATAAAGATGGTAATGTTTTTCATAAGGGTAAGGAACAACCAAAGTTATTTGGAACTTTACCACCAACAAAAGTTGTGCCAAAAAAGAAACCAAAAAGAAGAACAAAAGAACAGATACTTTTGGCTAGACATAAAAAGAAACAAGCAGCATTAAAGAGAGCTAAAAAGGCTAAAGGATAACGAATGGCTAAATCAAAAGCCCGAACAAACAAACCGTTAGATAGAGATTATTTTAAATATAAAGATAGACCAAAACCAAAAAATACCAAGGAAACAACGCCTTGTTGTAACCAAGATATTGACCATAAAACACTTAATGTAAAGAACAAAACTGATTGGGAACTGATAGAAGATTACATTGAACAGAAACTATTTGAATACTCAGATACTGAGTCAATAACTCCCGTTTCTTGTAAAAAGTGTGGTAGGTTACTGAACTATTTAAGTAAGCTTAAAGATTCTAAAGGTAGAAAGGGTTGGTTTAATTAAATAATAATGTATGGAGAAGTAAGATGGCTAAAAAACCAGCGTCATTTGAATATAATGGCACACTAGTAAAAGTTTTAGATGGAGACACAATTGATTGTTTTATTGATTTGGGTTTTGATTTAAAAATTAAAAAAAGAATCAGATACATGGGTATTGATACTTGGGAATCAAGAACAAGAGATTTAGACGAGAAGAAGAAAGGTTTAGCTGCTAAAGCTAGAAACAAAGAACTTTTAGAAGCTGGTGTATTTAAGATTGTATCTTACGGAACAGGTAAGTTCGGTAGGGTTCTCGGTGAAGTATTTGTATCACCAGAGGTAGTCGGACATAAAATATCTGAAAACATAGATAGAAGTTCAGATGGATTGGTTAGTATTAACGACATCTTAATTGAGGAAGGACATGCTTATGAATATGATGGTGGAAAGAAAAAAGCATTTGTCAATGAAATAGAATCTGAAAAAGCAGCTAAGAAAAAAGACTTAGTTGATAAACCTGCGGAGGAAAATAATGCCTGATTTATTTACATTAGCACAAGCACAAAGTAGTTCAATAAAACAAGTTAGACAAATAACATTAGATGGTAATCATCATTCTTGGAAAGTTCAGATATCAGGCTCGGACGGGCAAGAGTATCAGACTCGTATTAAGAATTTAGATGGTGATGCTAGTTTAGATGATATTAAAGGTGAGGCTATAAATTATCTAACAGGATCTGAACATTATTATGTACAAGTTACACCACCGGTTGCTAGTTCAGCAGAAAAATTCACCGATAACATAGGAGACAAATTAGGATGACAGACTTTAATTTTTTAGGTGCTATGATAATATTTGTTTATCTAACCGATGTAATAGATTGGGCATTTGATAAATGGGTAGACCACAAAAATAAGGATTAGTTTGAATGAAAAAGAGAAAACCACTTATACCAGAAATTAAACTAACAGAAAAAGATGTGGAAATATCTTTACTACAATTAAAACAGAGGGTTGGTCCTCCAATATTAAATTTTAAGAAAAAATAAACAACAGAGGTTATAATGGCAAAAGCTAGAGGTGGGTTTGGTAACGATGGTGGTACTAAACGAAAAAAGAAAACAAGTCAAGGACAAGGTAGAGGTACTAAGTTCAGCACAAGAGTAGGTTCTAAACGATTCAAAAAGAAAAGATACAGAGGTCAAGGTAAGTGAAAAATAATGTTTTAGATAAAGGTTTCATAGAAGTTATTGACTCACTCGGTGATGACTTAACCGTAGTTAATTCTGCTCGTGTATCATTCGGTAAACGAAAAGAAGTATACGATAAGTCAGATGAAAGGTTAGTTCGTTATCTTGCTAAGTATAAACATTTTAGTCCATTTAGACATCTACAAGTTCAGTTTCATATCAAGGCACCTGAGTTTGTAATGAGACAAGCATATAAGCATGTAGTTGGAATAGAGACAACATCAAGTAGCTCTACCAAAGACCACGCTTGGAATGAGATTAGTGGTCGGTATGTGCCAGTAGAAGATTATTATGAACCATCGGTTTGGAGAAAACAATCTGATGATAATAAACAAGCATCTGAAGGTGTGTTAGATGACTTACAACAAAGAAGAATGGATGACGCTTATAATGATTTGATGAGAAAAGTTAGGATGACTTATGATAAGATGGTAAAAGCTGGTATGGCTAAAGAACAAGCTAGAATTATCTTACCACTTAATCAATATACAGAAGTGTATTGGACAGCATCATTTCAAGCAATCATGAACTTTATTGAGTTAAGAAATGAAAAAACGTCACAATGGGAAATCCAAGAATATGCTAAAGTGATGTTAGAACAAATGAAAGAAGTATTTCCAAAAACAACTAAAATATGGAGTGAAGTAAATGGCTGGTTATAAAGAGTTTATCAAAGAATACCCAAACTTTCCAGTAGAGGGGGTTAATTTTAAAGACCTTTCACCTTTAATAGCAGACCAAGAAACATTTAGGTCAGCTGTTGTAGATATGGGTAGACAAGTTAGAAATCCTGATTATTGGGTTGGTATAGATTCAAGAGGATTTGTATTTGCTTCAGCACTTGCTATATATTTTGGTGGTGGAGTTGTATGTGCTAGAAAAGCTGGTAAAACACCTGGTGATAATGTTCATACAATAGATTATGAACTAGAATATGGTAAAGCTTCAATAGAACTGCCAGAGGGTAGTGGAGAGGTAGTCATTGTAGATGATGTTTTAGCTAGTGGTGGAACTATATCAGCAGCAAACAAGTTAGCAACAAATGCTGGTTATGATGTAGTTGGGAATGTAGTTCTAGTTGATTTAGAATATGTTCCAAGGATAGATAACTTTGACATAAACGTGAGGAGCGTAATCCAATATGGCTAAAAGAACTTATAAGTCCAATATAGGTGCCATTCCAAAAATAGTAAATAACTTTAAACCCAAAACATTAAACCAAAGAGTATTTCACGATATAATAAGTGATGATGATACTCAGTTGGTTTTATGTCATGGTATTGCTGGAACCGGTAAGACCTATGTTTCAATATATAAAGCACTACAAGATGTTCTAAGAAGAGGAACGCCATATGAAAAACTTATTATTATCAATCCAACAGTTGATGTTGGTAATGAAGATAAGTTAGGTTTTCTACCTGGTGAATTATCAGCAAAGATACAACAATATAATGAATCTACCTTTACTATCTTAGATAAGATTATTGGTAAAGCTAGAGCTGGTAAAATGATACAAGATAACAAGATAGAGATTGGAGTCTTAAACTTTCTGAGAGGAACAAATTTAGAGAATTGTTATGTAATTTTAGATGAGGCTCAAAATGTATCACCGATGCAAATCAAGACACTAATGACAAGAATATCAGATAGTTGTAAAATGATTATACAAGGTGATATGTCACAATGTGACAAGTATAAAACTAATGGAGTAACCAACTATGAAAAAAGTGGGTTTTATGATGTATGGAACAGACTACAAAATGTTGAAGGTGTAAATCATATGGCTTTCAGTAGAGAAGATTGTGTCCGACATCCATTGGTTAAAAGAATATTAAAAACATACGAGGATGAGCACGAAATAGTTTTAACACATAAGTAATGCTATCTCGCGAGTTTTTATTAGAAAGGGGATATTGTTGTGGGCATGGTTGTTTAATGTGTCCATATATCCCAAAACATATAGAAGGTAATACGGTTATGAATAAAAAAGATATATTAATAGTATCTGCACTTGAAGTAGAAACGCAAGGTCAGTTAGAAGATTGGAAACCTCACAATCTTTTGATTACTGGTGTTGGTAAAGTAAATGCTACTTATGAGTTAACAAAAAGATTGGCAGTAGAAGGTAGTATTAATTATGATGCTAGAATAAACCTTGTAATCAACTACGGAACTGCTGGTTCTCGTAAGATTAAAAAGAAAACACTTGTTGATTGTACCAAGTTTGTACAAAGAGATATGGATGTTACTGGTCTTGGATTCATGAGAGGTGAAACGCCATTTGAGCAAGATCCACCTGTCATGATACAACCACAAAACATAGACTTTAATCCCATAGGTAGAAACGCTACTTGTGGAACAGGTGATTGTTTTGTAGAAGATAGAACACAATACTACGGTGAGGTTGTGGATATGGAAGCATACGCTCTTGCTAAAGTATGTTACAACTACGATGTACCTTTCATATCATTTAAATATATTACCGATGGTGCTGATGAACAAGCCCACGAAGATTGGGAAGCAAACTTAGCCGATGGTATTGTAGAATTTAAGAAAAAAGTGCTTGACAAATTACAATAATATTCGTAAATTAATAAGATATAATGGAGAAATACTATGAAAAAAACTGAAGGTCAGTTTATTAACTATAAGAAATGGACAACCGATGATGGTTATACCTTTCTTGCTAAAGACAAAAAAGATGCTGAAAAGTATCTTAAAATGATGGGGCATTTAGGTTCTTTACCTAAACTAAAAGAGGTTGTTAGTGAGTAAGTATTATTATGAAAAAAGTGGTATATTAGAATCATCAGTTAATATTACCTATCATGAATTATTTACAAAAACTGATGAAGAATTAGATGTATGGATTGGCGAAGTTCGTGATTATATTATAGAGGATTGGGATGAGCGTGGAACGCCTCCGATGGTAGGTCAATCAATAGAACAAATCATCAGTTCATTTAAGAAACTAAGAGAATATGATATTCATGGTTTTATAGAGAAAGCTGATGATGGTCAAAGAAATGTTATTAAAAACTTTAATAAGTTTGCTAATGGTGTGAATCAATTCTTTCCAACTATGCTTAAAACCCGTATCGGTGATATGGGTGATGTAACTCTTAACTCTATTTACGACAGAATCAAAGAGGATGTCAATAAAGATTTATTTTACAAAGCTATGAGAAGAGGAATCCGTAGAGATTCCATGTATAGTTTCAGTAAGTCAATATCTTTGGATAGAAAAGAAAATGAAAAGAATAAACTACCTTATTGGAATGGCGAAAGTGCTTTGGAGTGGTTAGAATATTATCATAACAATAAGTTGAAGTTTAAGAATCACCGACTATGGATTGCTAAATCACATCAAGAAAAATACCTTAAAAATTATGTTACGATTAACGCTGATGAAATAAAGTATGCTTATGATAAAGGTTTAATTACTGATGAGATGGTTACAAACCTATGGTGTCCTACACTTAAGTCTAAACTATCTGTTGAAGACCTTACTGATAATGTATTAACTAAAGGTGGTAATAACAAAACTAATGTCTTTATGATTAGGTATTATGATACACACACCAAGTTATTTCCAAAAGCATTTCAGATATTCCGTTTGAGTTTAAACTCACAACCAGCCGTTAATTTTCCACCACTTACTGCTAGGTTGCTGTATGAAAAATATACAGACCATATTAAACAAGATGAACCACTAAACATTTACGATCCGTCAAGTGGTTGGGGTGGTAGAATACTTGGTGCTATGGCTTCCAAGAAAAGAATACATTATATCGGAACAGACCCGAACACAGACAATTGGATAGATGAAATAGATAAGTCAAGATACGAGTATGTTGCTGACTTCTTTAATGAACATGGTTTAGAAACAAATCCATTTTGGGAAGAACAGAAAAATACCTATCACTATTTCTGTTTAGGTTCTGAACATGTCGGTGACCATCCTGATTTTCAACAATACAAAGGTAAGTTAGATATGGTATTTACTTCGCCACCTTACTTTGATAGAGAACAATATTCAGAGGATGATGAACAATCTTTCAAGTCATATCCAATGTATTCGGATTGGAGAGATAACTTTCTTAAACCAACACTAACAAATGCTTATGAAAGTTTAAGGAGTGATAGATATTTACTTTGGAATATAGCCGACATAAAGTTAAATGGTGATAACTTTCATCCACTAGAACAAGACTCTATTGATATTATAGAATCACTTGGTGGTAAATATAAAGGTAAATTAAAGATGTTAATGGCATCAATGATTGGAGTTGACCAGTCAAACGTCAAGAACAAAGTAGATGTGGGTGGAGTCACATTAAAATATGAACCAATATTTATTTTTCATAAAGGTTAATAATGGATAAGTTACATGAAGTTCTTAATCACGCTACTGTAGATGATTATGAAGAAATAATGGATGTTTTTAAGCAACACAAAGAACTATTTCCACATATTCGCGGAGATAAGGTTATGAGACAGATAGAAGATAAAAATGTAGTATGGGAAGATGGCGTCTTAATAACTTGGAATAGATACAAAAGAAAACAAAGAGTTGGTGAATACCAAGCACACAAAGGTGATTGTATTCTACATCAAATTGCTGCCCGTGACCAAGGTAATGGAAGTGCTAAAAAAGTATTTGAGAAGTTTATCCATAATGGAAATGAAAAAAGAGATGTATTACTTTCAGTTCGGTCAGAAAATAAAAGAGCCAGAACTTTCTATGAAAAATATGGTTTTAAGATAGTTAGTGATATTGAGTGGGGTAAAACTAAACAAGTAAAAGGTAAAGTATATCTGCTAGAACAAAAACCATATTATGAAGGTTACGAGGGTTACGATGAGTAAGTTAGGAGTTATAAAACATTTAGATATAGAACCATCCTTATTTAACTTTGATAAAGTGCTGGACTATATTGATAACACAGAGTTTTCTAAGGTTAAAACAAAATATAGTAAGGGTGATGATTGGACAGCAATATCTTTTAGAGGATATGGTCCTACACCATTGGATATCTTAAAGCCAAATGTTTTAAAAAGTAAGGTAAAAACAGAGGCTGTTTTACAAGATACTTCGCTAGTTGGAGAAGATGGATTCCAACCAATCAATGATATACTAGCAAAGATACCATCAACATTTGAACGAGTTAGGTTTATGAAAATAAAAGCTAACTCAAGTATCGGAAAACATTCTGATAAGATTGATAAGGACTTTGGATTACAAGATGGAAACATAGTTAGAATTCATGTTCCTATCAGAACTAATGACCAGGTTAACTTTTTACTTTGGGAAGGTAGAAAAGAAACAGAAAACTATTTAGAAGAAGGTCATTATTATTATGTGGATGTTACAGCACCACACGCCGTCAAAAACAATAGTGATGTAGATAGAATACATCTGGTCATAGACACATATGTCAACGATGAAGTAAGAGAATTATTAGAAGTTGAAACTTTCTGGTAAATATTGCTTGACTCTTTTATTTATTCTGTGTACATTAAGGTATGAAAAAAAGAGATAATATTATGAATACCACACAAACACTATCCGATAGTCTAAGAAATCGAAAAAAACAGCACAGTTTAAAAAATAAGTCATCTACATTTCAAGAAAAAGATATGACGCTTGCTGTTGAATCTACATTGGATTGGTTGAGAAATGAGTATCCACAACACGAGTTCGGGTGGCAGAAAAAGGTCATGTTAAAAACAATTTACAAGACTCTTAGAGAACAATATGGTCTTGTGGACATTTACTTAGAGGATGTAAAGGATACTACATTTATTACACCAGATGGTGGGTTTACTTATGTTAAAATAAATGGAATTAAATACTTTTTATTGATAGGTGAACAAAAAACACAAGGTACTAATGATAAGAGATTATCAGAAGGAAAGAAAAGACAGGCATTGGGAAATGCCGTGGAAAGACTTGGTAAAAATTTAAATGGTTTAGATTTATTGTTTAAAAAAGAAGATATTTTACCTTTTGTGACTTTCTTACAAGGTTGTGATTTCCATGAAACTGAAACAATCGGAGATAGAGTTGTAACAATATTTCAAGGTTTAAAAAAGAATCATATTAACTTATATAAAGATGGGATAGGTAGGGGTGGTTCATATTACATGAGGGGGCACAAATGGGATAAAGGTACTTATGGTGAAAGTGATTGGTCAATTGAAGAAATGACCAATATATTTAAAAAAGTTTCACAACTTAGTTTGGAGTATTACATAGACAAATATGGAAAATAATTATTTTTTAAAAAAACAACTCATCACATATATTGGTAATAAAAGAAAGTTATTAGATTTTATTGAAAGTTCTATACTTGATATCAGAGCGGAATTAGGTAGAAAATTAAATGTATTTGATGGGTTTGCCGGCTCAGGTTGTGTTGGTAGATTGTTTAAACAATATTCAACTAAAGTTATTTCAAATGATTTGGAATCTTATTCGTATATTATTAATAAAACATTTCTTAAAAATAATGATGCCATAGACCATGATGAACTACAAGATATTATTGATGAACTCAATAGTAATAAATTTACTGATAAATATGGTGTTGGTATTATAGAAAAGTTTTATGCTCCAAAAAATACTGATGATATTCAACTTGGTGAAAGGTGTTTTTATACTAATGAAAATGCTAAGATAATTGATAATATTAGAAGGTCTATTGATGATTATCCTAAATATAAAAACATATTGCTCTCTTTACTATTATTAAAGTCGTCAGTTCATACTAATACATCAGGTGTATTCAAGGGCTTTTATAAATCAAGTAAAACTAAGAAAGGTCAGTTTGGTGGTAATGGTAAAAATGCTCTTGAAAGAATCATGGGTGAAATAACTCTTGAAAATATAGTTTTATCAAATTATAATTGTGATTCCGAGGTGCACCAATCTGATACAAATGAGTTGGTTAAGAAATTGAAAGGATTGGATGTTGCTTATTATGATCCACCGTATAATCAACATCCATATGGTTCTAATTATCATATGTTAAACACCATTGTTAATTACCAAGAGCCTGATGAAATATCAAAGGTTTCAGGTATACCTATTGATTGGAATAAATCTAATTATAATAAAAGAGATTCGGCAATTGAATCATTAAATAACTTAATAAAACATACAGATTCTAAATACATTTTATTGAGTTATAATAATGAGGGATTGATTACATCGGATGAGATACGAGATATGTTAAGTGTGTATGGAGAGGTCACTTTGAAAAAACAAAATTACAACACCTTTCGTGGTAGTAGAAATCTAAACAACAGAAATTTAAAAGTTAAGGAATTACTTTGGGTTTTAAAAAAACATTAAAAAAATATATGGAGTTTAAATAACATGAAACAACTAACACCAGAAGAAATACAACATAATTGGGGTAACCTAAGACAACTGATAGATGCCACCTTTTCAGGCGAAAGGCTGGAAAGATTAAACGAGATGTATGACTTCTTTGAGGAAAGAATGTGTTTGGCGCCAGCTAGTGGTAGAGAACACTTTCATAATGCTCATCCAGGTGGTTATGTGGAACATGTTCTACACATCACACAGTTTTCTTATCAGATTTACAAGTTATGGAAACAAAACGGCGCTACGATTGATAACTTTACCGTAGAAGAACTATTATTTGCTGCTCTTCATCACGATTTAGGTAAGGTTGGAAACCTTGTAGGTGACAACTATATAGAGAATGACTCAGACTGGCATAGAAAAAATCAAGGATTGATATATAAACACAATCCAAAGATAGATTATATGACAATTACTGATAGAGCTTGTTGGATACTACAACATTTTGGTGTCAAAATGACAGAAACTGAGTTCATTGGTATGAGGTTAGCAGATGGATTGTATGAAGAAGCTAACAAAAGTTACTATATGAATTGGAGTAAAGATAATCAGTTGAGTACTAATCTGGCTTACATACTACATCAGGCTGATATGATGGCTAGTAAGATTGAGTATGACCAATGGGCAAGAGGTGACCACGACCTTAAAGTAGATAAGGTTAAAGAAGAGAAAAAGAAAACAGAACAATCAAAAGCTGCCAATCAGGCATTTAAAGAGTTATTTGGAGAATAAGATGGAATGTTATCATTGTAAAAGTGATTTGATATGGGGTGGTGACCACGATATAGAAGATTTAGATACAGGTGGAGATGGTATCTTAACTAACTTATCTTGTTCTAATGAAGATTGTAATACTCATGTTGAGATATATCATTATTTTCCATTGGATGATGACAAAGATGATTATCAGTTCGTTGGGGGAAAAATAAATTAATGGGTGTTGAAGCCAATACTAATAAAACCGAGTATGTGCATCCACTCGTGGAACATAAAGCCGGACACGCCCATTTTTTGCTTGACTTTTATAAATAAATGTTGTAACTTAATGTGTTAAATAAAGGGAAAAAACAATGAATTTAAATAAGAAATACTTAATAAAACCTTTCATGAAAAGAATTACTGAAAAGGGTTTTTCTACTGATAATAATGTGTTTAACATGATTGTCGGTACTACCGGTTTAGGTAAGACCTATACGACTTTCAATACTTTCATCCCACATTTATTCAATAAAAAAGATTTAGACTTGGTTATCTTTTCATATCCAACTACAGAGGTTTATAATCAAGATGATGCGTGTGCGGTTTTAAGGATGACCAGTAATGTTCAACTTTGTAAAGACTTAGATGAAGCACTATATTTTCTTGGTCAAGGGATTAAAGTTTTCCTTCCTGTAACTCATCAGATGATATTACAAAATCAACACTTCCTTGATGTGATTATTAGTGCTGGGTATAAAATGGGTTGGTTTGTAGATGAACCTCACACTTGGTTGGGGTGTTCAAATCCTGAAAATTACAAAGACGTAACTGGTAACTATAATGCTTTATATGGTGGTGTTTTATATAAAATGGTTGCTAAAGTTTCAGCCACAACTCCTTATGTTTTTGGAACAACCGCAACTCCTACTAACGAACACAAACATCTTCTTCAGCCTGTTGGTGACATGAAGTTCAAAATCATTAATACTTACCCGTCAACGAATGAAATCATTAGTGTTTGTGGATGGATGGGTGGCGTAACCTATTTTGATATTGAAAATCCACATGAAGTAGGTTACATATTTTCTGAGTTTTTTAATAAACATATTGAGAAGAATAATCTATTTGGAAAAAGAACAATGATGATAAGTTGTGAAGCAGCAAATGGTTCAATGGGTTATACAATAGAAAATATACTTGAGTTGTTAAAGAGTGAATATGTTAGTTTGGGAGATTTTACCTCACAAACTATAGTTCAAATCACAAATAATTTCAAGGGGTATGTGAATATTGTAAATACAAACTTTAACAATGGCACCTATGAGTTATCATACGAAAGGGCAACTGAGGAAACATTGATTAAAAACTTAAACAATCCAGATCATCCATCAAATATTGTTCTTTTTGTAAACAAGGGGAAGTGTGGAATGAATGTCCACAATATTAAAAGCTATTTTTCTTTTAGAAAAACAGATAAGAAGACGAGTTCAAATCTAAAATCTAAAGAAATAGTTGATACTCCAATACAAACTTTAGGTAGAATGATGAGAATATGGACTGGTGTTTCAAATAGAGAATTTGTAAGGGATTGGGGTTATGATTTGACAGAGTATGTAAAGTCCTTGAATTCTGTAGAAAGAAATAACTTATTAGAATTAAACTCATATGATGTATGTGTTCCTAACAACGATATGTGGAAAGAGGCAATTCGTGTCGTTAGAAGTAAATTAAACCCAAGTAAAACTATGGCTTCTGATTGGATGGTTAAAATATGTTCTTAGGAAAATTAAATGTATCTTGACTACTTTAACAAGTTTAAGAACCAAGAACCATATCTCAGTATAGACGAGAAAGAATGGACTCATATCAAAGATACATTTGATAAAGAAGATGTAAAAGAAAGTCTGGCTATTATTGCTATGGACTATCCAATGCCAACTGCTGAAATAGAAGAAGAAGATTGTCGTAAGGATTTCAACAAGTTAAAAGGAACTTGGGTTTATGATATTCTAAAAGAAGGCGAATGGTTTGGTAGAAGTGAAGATGGTTATGATTGGTCATTAGATTATGAAGGTAAACAATGGTATTTTGCTAGAAACAATATCGGTAACAAAGCTTCTAACTATTTCCAACAAGAAAACAGATGGTCGGTTGATGGTTCAGTTTCACCAGGTCCTAAACGAACTTGGGGTAATCAAAAGTTTATGACTTCACTAATGGGTTCTGCTTATTCACTAAAACTAGATAAGATAGACCGTTCAGCATTACGAGTTATGATTGGACTTCGTAAGTATATATGTAGTCAGTTCAAACCAAATGTAGCAAAAGCTCTTTACGACCTATTCAAAGCAAAGAACATAATGGACTTTTCTATGGGATGGGGAGATAGGTTAGCTGGTTTCTTTGCTAGTCAGAACACCGAGTTGTATGTTGGTGTGGATCCTCGTAAAGAGAACCATCCGATTTACAGAGAACAGGCTGATTACTACGAAGGACAACTTACGATGTTTGAGACGATGAAAAAGGTTGACTTTTATTGTGAGGCCGCTGAAGACTTTTACTATGATGGATATGAAGATACCTTTGACATTATCTTTACATCGCCACCTTATTTCAATGTGGAAAGGTATAGTCACGATGACAATCAGAGTTGGGTTAGATACAAGGACATTGA